TTCATTAGAGGACATGCTAATAGCATGCGTTATTCTCTCTGCGCTGCTTATGTCTGCTGCTTCGTAAGGTACAATTAAGTCCTCTGGGGGGATAAATTTAGACATTGCTCTGTTTAGAACAAAATCAAAATAAATCTTCTTGAAAGCTGATCCAGCTAAAGGCAGATAAAACAACATTTGATCTAACTCAGGATCATATTCTTCCATTACATTCATAATGTAATAGTTCATAAATTCTTGCACTCTTTCCGCTTGATTTTCTGTCTCTACTGTTCGTGCCCCAATGATTTCTGTTTTTACTGGTCCTTTTGCCGGTAACATTTCTTTGTAAGCTTGAGCTTGAAATTGTGTTACGGCCTCTGCAAGTATGGGATGTATAACCCCTGAGCTACCTTCAAACGGCTGTGATCTTGAATCATCAAACTTCATGCCTAAATATTTCAGACCATCTGTGTATGTTTTTTCCCACTCACTTCTTGATTGTTTGTCACCTTTGATTGAGCTCAAAAGGTCGT